GAAAACGGTACTGTGCTTATCAGGCACTGTGGACGAGCAGTTTACAGTCCTGCCGGACTATAACAACGATTAAGTAACGTACTCGCAACTATTCGCAATTTCTTAGAACACACAGATTTCTAACTGTTTGTTTTGTTTTTATGTTTGGCTGTGTATTGATGTCTATCAACTGTCTATGTTTCCTGGATCTTGCTAACAGTCATGAACCACCGATCACCAACCCGGCGACGAACCCGAAGGTCCAAACGCACCATAAGACACCATTTGTATTAGTATCGTATGGGTTTAGAGAGGTGGGGGATGCATGAACAACTGCTACAGCTGCTGCATACGCTGCAGCTGCTATCATTACTCTTACAAACGACGGCATTAAACGGGGTTACGAGTGGCGGATCGTTTTTGGTCAACGCCACGTAGTCCTCGTTGCAGTCCGTAACTATACTAAGTGGACCAGTTGCGCAACTCTTTCCCAGCATCGCCTCCAGTTTGGCCAATCGTATCATCAATGGGTCCTCCTGCGCTTTCCGTTCCGCTTCTATCTGTCGCGTCACGAATTGGGAGAAGGGTACGATCACGACTTCAGCCGTCGTTGGAACGTTCGCGGCGCAGACAAGTGGAATGATCACGGAACCCGGCATAGATGTGAATTTGATCACACCCCACACCGTTCCGTAATTGGCTGAGTAGAAGCTTGTAACCCCTGCATAGCCATATGGTACCTGTAGTACCTGCGCATTCACTGTCCCTCCCGTAAACGAGAACGTGGTGGCGGTCGGACCGATCCATGATGGCGATCCCCCTGCAACTTCGCCAATCGTAACGAGATAGTCACCTTCCACTCCATTGCTGAAGTTGTCGATGACCACACTCGGTGGCGATCCGGCTGTAATTCCAGAGTAGCTAACGTTGAAGGCGACTCCTCCAGAGACTTTATTAGAGACTCTGGTGGGATACGTCGCGTTGTTGGTTGCTATAGTATCTATAGTGTGTTGGGTGAAACCTGTTGTAAGCAGGTTGTTTTCCAACACGGGGCGAGTCAATTGGACATCATACGAGACCCATATTTCACCGATTGATTGTCCGCCAGCTTGCTGGCCAACAGTTGCTATCGTTGTCGCGCCGAGGAAGTCCAGCCTTGCGTCGCCCTGCACCCCAGTCAAGCTGGTTACGCCTGGCAGCACGAAGCTGTTCTTTGTCACTCCACGCTTTGGATCGCATTCAATCGGATGAAGGAATCGCTCATACGGTAGTCCTGAGGAAGCATATTCACATGCATCCATCGAGCGTTTGCTGTCGAACCCATTGTCATACGCGTCATACTCGGTCGCTATCAAGACTGTACCCATGGCAGCGTTAGTTGTGCCCACGGCCGTTGCTGACGTTGGCCTGTACTGAATAACAAGTCCGTGGAACTCGTACATCTCATACAGGGCCGCGATCTGCGACAACCATGGGAACAACAACGGATTGCCCGGGTTAATCAAGTAGGTGTTACCGGCAAACGCAGTAGACGACTGGACGTCAGCTACATACTCAGAATGGGTGAACCGGAGATCTGACCCCACACCAGTGGTGCCAAATGCCGGCGGTCGAGCTACGTTTCCGGATGTCTCAACAGAAGCCATCAGCCCGTCCATGATCGAGTTCCTCTTGACCTTATACGCCCCCATGCCTGTAATTGAACTAAAGAAATCTGAAGCTACGTCTCCTATTCCCGGGACTATGGCATTGCCCACAGCGCCTACTGCGCCTTTAAGGGCTTTGCCACCTAAATTTTTAAGCAAGTCCGTTAGGTAACCCCCACGGCCTTGGATTTTCTTGACCATTTGTCTTGTGGTCTTATATGTCCCTGAGCCACTAATCGCAGGTGTCATGGTTGACGGGCTGGATTTCTCTGCCCTCGCCAATGCCCGCTGCTCTAGTCTACGCAGTCTACGTTTCTCTATCTGTGCTTTTGATTTCGCCATTTCCAAACTATCCTAACAACTAATACATTGGCGCACCAGCTACGCCTACATGTGCGGGAACTTGCAGCCTACTCGCTGACAACCTTTGGTGGACCTAAAGTCACGGCACACTTTTACGTGTGTTTTGCCGCAGGTTTTCCCGTCACAGCTATTACTAATGTATTGTTCGCACACTTCCTTGCTACGACCCCTAACGGGTTTTCGCAGCCCTGCTGGCTTAGGTAAGATAGCGATCGTTGGTTGTGGATTACTGGAAGTGGAGTCCAGTGTCTTGTCTTGCGGTTTCTTTATGTCATCATCAACAGCTGTTAACACCTTCACCGTCGGCGGGGTGCTTGCAGGAATGTCGATGAGTGGCATAGTCAACAACTGGGTTACCACCGTGGTGTTGGTCAAATAAGTGAGCAGTGCATCAAAGTTGGCGTTAGGAATAAGCTTTGTGACAAAGGCTTGATGATCCTCTATCACAGCGCTTGGCCAGTTGGTTTCGCTACTGTACTGGGCCCACCAACCGGCCAGTGCCGGATCGGGTTTCGACGAGTAGCTCAATCCCAACCTCAAACCTGTCTCCAAGATCTGTTTAATCACTGGCGTGTTCCGGTCCGTATACCATAGTCCAGTGAGCTTCTGCACCAATTTCTCTATTGGCTCAAGCGGCATGGCTACGGTAACATGGATCTTTGCTAACGCCCGTGGCAGATCACAAGTGCTTGCTGCATTACCAAACCAGACTTCCTCAGTATAGAATCTAGACAGATAATTTACTCCGGCTTCGCCACGCTTGGCTTCCACGTTTTCAATCTTCTGTCCAACCATTCTACCTGCTCTCTCGATGTATGTACCACCGATACAAGTCCTACTAAATTGGCATGCGATACTATCATCGCCAGCTGCACACATTGGAGCATAATACGCCTCCTCTTCGTCAACACCGTATAGTACTCTACCTAGGTAATCATTGAACTTGGTCAGGAAAGAGTTGAACAGGGCTGTTTCTGCTGAGCCGCTGCCTCTCTGATCCTCTATATCATAATTAGTACCTAGTTTTCCATATACGCGTAGATGACACTGCTTACTGTGTTGCTCTAGCGCAAACGCCCAATAATCCGGGGCGAATGCAGCTTTGAGCAACACCCTTTCCAACTCACGCGCAATTGCCGTAACGTGCCCGTCCATGCGTGCCGCATCTGCCATGTTGATACCCAGGGTTGATAATTGACATATGTAGACAATCCTTTCGGCTATCTCCAGTGGTGTCTTACCAAAGCTGTACCAGTCACAGTGTGCGACAACGTAGTCTGCCAACGGGTAAATCACGCGCGCGTATTCACGTTTCGAAACCCCATCATACGTGGTGATGAGTCGAGGATCCTTAAGATCTTGGTATGGCTCTGCTTTCATGAAGGATTCGCAAGCATCTTTGCTTGTCTTGGCCTCTGCCCTCTGTAGGATGGACTGCTGTGTTGGCCGAGGTTGTCTAGCATACACAGTTTCTATCTCTGCTGGGATCAGTGGTTGTTTCATATCCTTAAACACGAACGCTGCAAACTTCTCCATCTGGTTCAACAAGAATTGCGTTGGACGCTGTGTGCCATTCTCGGCTTCCACTAGCTTCTTCGCCTC